GGCTTTCATTAACGCCCTATCCATATCAATACTATCTATTCTACCTGCGTTAAAAGTTGGTTCAAGGTCATAGGTTGCCTTCTTAATTCCATCGTCGCTCATGTATATATTCATTTTTTACCTCCGAATTTAGCCAGGCATTTCCTACAAAGATAGCCTGCTTTACCGTAGGGTTCCACCCAGACTGACCCGCAAAATTTACATTGCATAATTTAGTCCTCCTCATCCTGAGAGTTATCGTGACCACACCAGAAACAGCAATAGCCATCCAGGGAATATCTATTACACGCATTGCATCGCCTAGCATCGCATATTTCTAGTAAGTCGCTGATTTCCTGTTTCAAATTGTCAATGTAATCGTCCATTAGTCCTCCTCCTTAAACGCATTTAGCACATAATCCGGCATACCCTCTATTTTACGCAATTCATCAGCCCATTGAGTATACTCCTGTGGTGGAAGATAGGCGTGATTCCAGCCCCTGGTATACTCGAAGTCCAGCATTGCCTTAAGTTCCTGTTTAGATATCCACATTTTAAGCCTCCATTTTAATGAGTATTTTTATGTCCTTACGGTTGTAGTAGGGATAGACGGGTGTTCTTTCACATTCAAGGCGTGAAGAATACGGCATTGTCCCCGCCCTTTTTATCCCCCAATACTCGACTAGCAATTCCCAGGGGGTGTTATCAACAAACCTATCCTTAAAGTAAAGTATTTCACAGTCCTTAAGTGGTCTCCATTCAGGCTCAGGGAACGTAATCATTCCTATAACCTCCCTTCAGCCTTACTGAGTGCTTTTTCAGTTAAATTATAGGCGTGTTTCTTTTGAATCATGTTTTGCGGGTAAGATGTTGAAAGGTATTTATCCCATTGCTTTAGTGCCTCATACATATCACCAAAGGCATCCTTGTTAAAGATTATCCCACCTGCTTCGATGTAAGCCTGATTCTTGGCTGTTTGTGAGCCACCACGTTCCTTCTCTTGGTCTGTTAATAGCCAGTTTCTTTCATCGTATTTATCAAACATTATCCCCTCCCTTCCGCTTTAGCTAGTGCATCTCTTGCTGGAAGTACGTCAAGTTTCTCACCCAATGCCAATCCCCCATCAATACGTTTTACTAGATTCTTCAGTGCCTCATACATATCACGAAATGTCTCCTCACTATACTTGAGTCCAGGCATACCACTTGTTTGTCGGGTCATTTTCCTTCCTCTAATATTAGGTTTGATACACCAGTTTCTTGAGTGGCACTTAGGGCATCTTTGCGGGTTTGGCACTCTCCACAACCAAGCATAATTACACTTAGCACACTGATGCAATTCTGACATCATATCTGCGATGGTGTCTGGGTGTATAATTTTATAAAGAGCCATTCCTTCATGACCTCCCCTAACTATTATTCATTCTACTACTTTATTTTAATACTAGCTGACCACTTCAAACTTGCCGCATATACTGCAATGGTAGCCACAACAATCCCCATAATTACATTCGTAGTAGGTAGTAGTGGCTTCCTGTGCTTCACTACAATCACACTGACAGGCCTTCCGTGCTTCCTTTTTGGTCTTGTATTCCTTGCAGAACATTTTAAACCTCCCTTAGTTATTATTCGAGCTAATCGCTCAATATATTATACATATGCTCAATAATTAGTTATTATTTACCGCCCAGTAGTCATTAGATGGTCTTGATTGTGCCAGGTATCCCGCTCTCACTAAGGTGCTATCCTTTAATGGTGATGGTATCAGGTGTGGACTAAAGATAGCGGTGAGATAGGCTTCGAGTGAATTTCGCCTTAGTGCTGCTTCATTTAGTTTATCCATAAGACCCCCTATATTTATTTAAGAGTTTAATCTCTTACTGCTGGACACCTTCGGGGAGATGCCCAGAGATAAGAAGTTAAGCTTCTATTAAGCCCAGTAACGCCTCTTTGACGCATAGTGTATTATATGTTGCGCCGTCTGGAGTTTTGTTGCCGGCTATCATTCTCATAAATAGGTGTGTTGCATAGGCAATACCACGTTTATTGCGGTTCACCTTTGGATTGTCAAGGCACTCCATGGCGAGATTGTAAAGTGCTTCATCGTTCCCTATCCAAAGTGCTACGTTCCAGGCGTTCCAGCTTCTGTGTCCGTTGTATTCCTTTGTAATCACTTTCCAACCTCCTATTATTTATAGTCTCTACCTTATTGGCTATTACAGGCACACCTTTCGCATTTAACTGGCCATGATATTGTGTCGCACAGGAAAGCGTGGTTGTGAGGGCATACAATACCTTTATACTGGTAATTCTCACAATCAAACCTGCCAACACAACGTGAGTGGTTAGGATTCGGGGCATCATAGTTTGAACACTTGTTACCCTTGATGTAGTCATGGCACTCTTTACTCAGTTGGTCTAACATAATCCCTCCAATTACTTAATCTAATACTAAACTAGCATACAATCACCGTTTTGTCAATACCCCCGGCAATGTTTATTTTCACAGTGTTGTGATAATGTTAGCGCACCCACCATTTTGTGTATTAGCTCAGCCAGTCGACTAAGCGGGGTTTGATTTCAAGAGCCCCTGGCTTTCCTGTATGGTTTCCTATTCATATAAGGTTATAAGGGCTTTGTCGTCTATCCTACAGCGTCATACTATCCGTATAACCCGGTAGAATGATAGCGTCAGGCGTGAGGGGTGGGGTGGATGGGCGACTACATGTCTACTCTTAACTATCTAGGTCCAGGCTCAGATTGTTATCAACCATAGCGGATATACCACTGACGTTGGCACCGTGTTAAAGTATGCACTTAGGCTTAAGGGGTTTAACCATTCTCCCTTTTACCTCACGTAACACCTCACGTAACGTGTTACATAGGGTAAATAAGCACCCCTTAGTAGACATAACATAATTAATCCAGGCACAGATGTTAACTTTAGCACCGGGGGAGATGCCGGGACAGGTTAATTAAAACAAAGTAACAGTGAAGCCCGTATATACGAAGGCTTGGTGTGGGAAGGTGAAGTGTGAAGGTAGGATTTAACCCAGAAAAAACTGGAAAGGGAATTTTGAGTTGTAGATAAGTGCACAGTTGCAATACATCAAGAAGTATGGTATAGTATAAACAGGGGGTAAAGGGATGGATAAAGAAGAAAAGGAAGTTATCAAGCGATTACGATACTCAAGGCAGGAACTAAGGAAGTATGAATTACATTTAAAGATATTACCCTACATGATATTAAAGAGGGCGGGGTTAATAAAAGGACAGAGGGACGAATGACTAAGGGGCAAACCACCACAGCCAAGGGAATCAGGTTAAGGGATGATACATGGGAATGGTTAGATACCGAAGCTGGGAGGAGGCGTTTGACGGTAAATGAAATAATAAATGAATATCTGAAGTATATAGTTACGCAGATAAATAAGAGGCGGTTACAACAATGAGTAAGGAGATGGTGGAATGAAGAAGAATATTCTATATAAACATAAAGGGCGCAATAAACCTTGGACACAGTGTTTATGCCAGGACTGTCGTAATCTTTATGGTGAATTACAACGGAAATACAAAAGGAATAAACCATGAAGAAGTTAATGGTGCTATTCTGGTATCTTGTTTATGCTCCTGAGTTCTGGTTGATAAGGCGCAGGATTAAAAAGCAGATAACAAAAGGGATGGAAGATGTCAAAGCTGGCAGAGTATCAAAGATAGATATGGAGGAGTTATGACTAGACAGGAAGAGATCAGGGATATGGTAACATCCACAATAAGAGATGGTGTTTCGCAAGACTTACCGATAGGTTTTATTACAGAAATCGTGCTTGAAAATCTTCATAATGCAGGCTGTGTCCTTAAGGTAGAAGGGGAGTTACCATCAGCCTTTGACATTAAAGAAGATGTTATTTCGGTAGTAGAGTATAAAAAGAAACTAGCCGGCTACTGTCTAACTGAGCCACTGATAGGAGACGAGTAGATGAAGTACGAGACCTTTATGGGTATTTTGATTATTGTTATTGCGATTTTATATGCTCTGGTTGTTTGGTTACATTTAAAGTAGATGATGAATAGATAGAAGAGTTTCACAAGTAGTGTAATCTATCTGTGCTATACTATATTGAGGGGGTAATTATATCCCCTCTTTTTTATTGACGAAGTACTTGCCGAAGCAAGGGAGGTGATAATGCCGAAAGCAATGCACGATGCTTTGAAGAAATCCGCACGGAAGAAAGGTCTTAAGGGCAAGCGCAGGGATGCTTATATTTTCGGGACACTTGCCAAACTGAAGAAGAAATGAAATCAGTTCTTATCACTGAATACAAGACCCAACGCCCGTTATATATCTGTCAGGTAACAATATATTATGAGGGTGTGATGACTTACTGGTATGTGTTTAATCTGAATTAGGAGATTTTATGCCCATCAAGAGACAACAGACCGAGGAAGAACTACTCAAGGAAGTAGAACAGAATCTGGCTAAAATCGGTAAGACAGGCAGGGCTGGTGCTACCGCCGCTTACGGTCTTTTGCTAAAGATGAAGGGTCTGGTTGATAAAAACAGTAAGGAGCTATTTGAGCTGACTGCTGATGACTATTACAGAATTGAACAACAGGCCAAGGGTGAGAATGACAGGGGAGAACCTAAATATTCTGGTGGAGAGGGAGAGATGCCGTCAAGACGTGATACACTTCTTGAGCAACTATGTCCAGATAACGGACAAGTCCGACCCGCCGAAGACAATTTTCTGGAAACCCTGGACATATCTGACCTCCCTGATTAAAGAAATAGAAGAATATGACGATATTGTCATCTTGAAAGCCCGTCAGTTGGGCGTGACTTGGGTGATATGCGCTTATGCCTTATGGAAGGCACTATTCAGTGACGGGGCGAGGGTTCTTTTATTCTCACAAGCAGAAGGTGAGGCGGAAGATTTAATCGCCAAGGTCAGATTTATATGGGCGCACCTGCCAGGTTGGCTGAAACTTTCCCTGGAAAAGGAGAGGTTGGATAAACTGAAGTTTGCTGTGAACGGCTCTGAACTAGTTGCTTACCCTTCTACAGGCAGGGCTGGACGCTCTACGGACGCTACTCTGGTTATAAGAGATGAGTTGGAGAAGCACGACAAGGCTGAGGAACATTACGCCTCAGTCAAGCCTACTATAGACGCTGGTGGGAAGATGATAGACTTATCTACCATAGATAAACAAGTTGCTGATTCTCATTTTCAGGACAGGGTAAACCGAATATTAAGTGGTGGCTCTAAGGCGCACCTTATTTTCAGGGGTTGGAGAGAGAGACCTGAGCGTATAAAGGGTATGAGTCTGGATGAGTGGTTTGATTTAAAGGTCAGAGGCGAATATCCCGATTGGCAGATTGAGAATGAGTATCCCGCTACATTAGAGGAGGCTTTAGCGCCATCCGCTACTATTGGTTTCTTTAGTAAGAAGGCTCTGGATGCGATGAGGCATAACATTCTACCTCCGATAGAAACCAGACACAGTGAGATGGTCAAGATTTTCAAGAACCCCATAGTCGGTTCTAAATACTGCGTGTTCTCCGACCCGTCTGATGGTGGTGAAGACCCACATCATATCGTGGTAATGGATACCGTAACAGGTGAGGAAGTGGCTTTATCTCACGGCAAGACCACCGCAGACGTGTGTGCCATGATTCACGATGAACTCTCCAGAGAATACAAAGCCTTCAATGGGAATGAACTGAACGCTTATGCAGGCGGGAAGTTTGATGAAACTATCAATAATCTGCAAACTCCCAATAGATGTCCGTTTATCTCGCCGGACGGAGTGCCTAAATTAAATAAAGACGGCATAGCGGTTAAATTCGGCTGGTGGACTTCACCCCAGCTAAAGAGAAAGATGCTGTTCGGTCTGGAAGAAGCTATACGCCAAAGGCAGATAACTGTCCATGATACCGAGACTATTGAAGAGTTCAGAAACTTTATCAGGACAGACGATGGTAAATTCCAAGCCAAGCGAGGATGGCACGATGACCGTGTAATGGCGTGGTCTGGCGTATGGGAGTTGCAGAAACACAAACCATCTATAGGTATAGTAAGAAGTGTTCGTCCCAAGACTTTCATGAGTGGCAGGGCAACAGTTGTAGGGGGAAGGAGATAATATGGATAGAAGCAAGATAGAGGCATTGAAAAACTATTATAACGATACCCTCTATAACAGAACCCGTGTGGAACAGAAAATTGACGATGATTACTATGAAGACCAGTTTGATGTGTCGGATATTGTATTAGAACCCGTTACCGTTATGAGGACGGGAAAATCCCGAAGGTTGATTGACGGGCCAGCCGACCATATCATAACCGATAACCCTCAAGCTTTCAGGAGAAATCTTAAAGATAATAAGACCGAGGATGAAGCCAATAGTAAGATTGCCGAATTACTCAACACGAGTTGGCTTCAGGTATTTAAAAAGCAGAACCCTAATGTCTATAAACAGTTCGTCAAGTTCCTGTTACTCAGGGGAGAGGCATGGATACAGATGTCTCACAACCCAGATTTTGAACGTGGCAAGTCTGAGGACGGTCTGCCGATAATCCTGAGAGTTCCAGACCCAATCGTGGTATTTGCCTCACCGAACGAAAGTGCCAATGGTGTTCCAGAACATGTTATCTTGTGGTATGAACTAACCCCGTTTATAATCAATCGCAGTTTCCCAGACTTTCAACCTAAGTTGGGTGATAGAGACCAAAAAGATACCGTAAGTTGGATGGAATTCTGGTCTCCTGAAGAGAGATACTTCGAGGCGGACGGGCAGACACTTCTAAACGACAAGAATCCCTACGGTTTCGTGCCATTTGTCCACAAATTATCGGGTTTGGGTACGGAAGATGCACAGGGCAGGATGGAGAGATTAATTGTAGGCAGGTTGAAGTTCTCCAGGGATACATTAAGGCGGGAAACTGCCATTATAAGTTCACTTGATTATACTATTCATACCTTTGCCAATAGGGGTTTCACCGTTCAGGGTGACGATATGCACCCCGTTCCGCCTGATTTCTGGGAGAAGTTTGTTGTTGGTGTAGCGATGGGGAACGAACTGCCGCCAGGGGTTACTGTTACCAGGTCGGTTGACGCTCTGCCGGAACAGCAGCTATTCCAGTATCTTCAGACGATTAACCGTCAGTTAGAACTGGAAGACCCGCTTACTCTGGAGGGTGTGCCTGTGGGAAGTTCCGCCAGACAACAGGATATGACCACCACATCCGCACTCCGAAGATACGCCTCAATTGTAGAGAATACCGAACACGCCTTCTCTACTGCGATGGGCATGGGGTTAAAGATTGCTGACACCGTTCCCAAACAACTTCCCACTGAGTTAAAGGGAATCAACTTTAAAGGGAACTACGAAGTCAAGATTTTACTGAAGGCAGAAGACCCGACTGAGAATGACAGGAAGGTTACCCTGGGTTCTCGCCTTTACCAGAATGGTGAGATTGACCTCGAAACAAACCACGTTAAGTTCCAGGGTTTTACTAAGGAACAATCAAGGGATATACGGAAACGGAGGATTGTAGATAATCTACTCGCCAGTCCCGAAGCATTGCAGATTATGGGTCAGTCCCTGCTTAAAGAAACTGGATTGGGTGGGGAATTAGGTGCGGGAGGTATCCAATTTCAGCCACAACCACAGTCCCCCTCTGAGCAGAAAAGAGCGCAGGGTGAAATCAAAACCAGTATCGGGCGGGAAATGATAGATATGTCGCTCGCCAATAAGGGGAGTAGAAATCCACCAGTGAGGGTGTAATGTCAGACGATAATCTTTTTACAGAAGCTAAAGACGAAGCATTGTTTTTTATGAACGAGGTTGCAGGTGACGTTGCCAAGCAGTTTAAAGGCAAGAACCCTTACAATCAGATTAAAGCTACCAAACAAGAGATAACCAACGCCTATATGAGTCTGGGTCCAGAATCAAAGATGCAGCTAATAGGCAAATACGGACGTGACGCACAGGATTACTTCCAAGAGATTGAGATGGAGATAGGCAATGCCTTTATTTAAGACGTTTGTTCCCAAGAAAGTTGACCCTGCGAAGATAGTAAACTTCCGTCAACCGTTTCAGCGTATCCCACCTCCTCCTTTTCCGCCTGTTGAACCCCCGATAGAAGAAGATGCAGAGATAACAGGAGGTGTGATTACTGGCCCAGGAACACCCACACCTACCCCACCGCCAATGCCTCAAGCACCACGACCTGAGTTTGTCAGGAAGGGAGATTTTGTCGCACAGTATTACGAGGATAAGGGTTGGAAGCAATTGCATCGTGGTACTGCCACTACTGAAGAAATTAGGGCTGATATTTCTAAGTTAGCCGAGGCTTCTGAAGCTTATGGTAAGATATACGGTGTTGGCGAAGAATTTAGAAGTGCTGGTTTAAAAGCTGTCGGATTTGTGCCTGTTGCTGGAACTATAGTAGATTGGGAAAGAATGACCCCACTTGAGGGAGGTATAAGCATTGCGGTTGATACTGCTATCTTAGCTATACCTGCATTCAGAGGAGCAAAGGCTGGCGCAAACAAGGCTTTGAATACAGCACTAAATCAAGGGTTGGATAAATGGATAGCCAGTCAATCTCGTATTCTACCAGAAGCTCAAAGTGGACTATATCGCAAGATAACCTCTATTCTCGGTGAGAAATCCGTCTGGTTGACTGAAAAAGCTACCCAGAATCTTATCAAGAACAAGAATAATATTACTAAAGCCGCCGAAGCCACCGTCAAAGATATAGAGAAGTTACTCTTGGAAGCACACCCTGTGGTAAAAGGTCAGACCAGACCATTAGCCGATATTATGAAGGACTTGGAGGGAACTGCCCTCCGTGCAAAAGTTCCTGCAGTAGCCGAGTTGAAACCTAAACCTGTTACCCCAGGGATTATCCCCACCCCTAAAGGGGTAGTACCACCTCCGCCTATTGCATTACCACCTGCTAGTGAGGAATCTTTATTTGATGATGCTCTAAGAATAATCAGAGAAAAGGTTATTCCTGCGCAAAAAGTAGCAAGGGGAAAGACTGCCAAGATATTTACAGAGGAACGAGGAAAGGCGTTTGGTGAAGTAGAGAAGGTTTTCAAAACTCCCGCAGGTGAGGCAACTGTCGGTGAAGCTGCCAAGAAATTGGGTATAGGCGAGATGGAGCGTGCCGCCTTTGAACCCGTTGAGGGACTATTATCTCAGGCACACAAAGATGCCGTTATAAATGAGTTGGCAACTAATGTGAATATTCAAGCGGCAGAGAAATTCAATGCTATGTTATCATTAAAAAGATTATTCTCTCCGTTAAAATATGTAGTAGAACATCCCAAGACAGCATCTACAGTTCCACCTAATACACCGCTTCGTGATTTTGAGTTAAAGATACTTGAGAAGGCTTGGGGCAAGAGTACCGCAGATGATTTAGCCAAGGCAATTGAGATGTTGGCAGCAGACCCAATTCCTGTAGATATTGCAATGAAGAACTATCTGCTTGGACTAAAGAATATTCCGTTTGGTAAGCCAAAGATAGGTGAGAAATTTATCCCCACAGAACCCGTTAAAGTTCCTGTGGAAGCATATAGAGGGCAACGTCTTCAAGAGTTGATGATTGATTTAGCGGATTCACCCACTCCTATAAATCCCACTATACAAGAAGCCGTGAAGCGAACAGAGCAGTTCTTTTTAATGCCACCTACCAAGAGAGAGAAGTTTTTAAAAATATTAGATCGGGTGGGATATAATGCCATTGATGTTTTAGGAATACCTAAGACGATTAAGTTTTCATTTGATTTGAGTTACCCACTTAGACAGGGGTTACTATTGGGGCTAAAAAGTCCGAAGAAGTGGGTAACACAATGGAAGCCCATGATTAAAGCACTCAGGTCGGATGAGGTGGCAAGTAAATTCCACAGGGAATTATTATCTGATACTGAAACAGCAACCGCTATTAATAGAATGGGCGTTGATTTATATGGTGTTGAGAGAGGGATGAAGTGGATGGAACGCCCCGAAGAGTTAGCCTCTACCATCGCTGAACATATCCCAGGAATCAGGGCATCCGCTAGAGCAGCAGCAACATTTATGAACGGGCTCATGGTTGAATCTGCTGTAAAACAATATCGTATATTGACGGCACTTGGCGAATCAGAGGGTTCTTTCAGGGCAATGGGGGCATTGATAAATCAGTTGGCTGGTCGTGGTACTCTTCCTAAATGGTTGAGGGGTACTGCTGGTGATGTTACTAATAAAATATTAACGTCTCCAAGGTTCGCAGTTTCAAGGTTTCAGTGGCCGACTAAAATATTTTCTGAGTCTCCAACTGTCCGCAAGGAAGCAGCGAAATCTTTGATTGCATATATTTCTTGGGGGACAAGCCTGATAGGGTTAGCCGTCTTAGGTGGTGCTAGAATTGAAGGCGACCCTCGTTCATCTCAGGCATTAAAAATTCGCATAGGAAATACAAGGATTGATATATGGGCTGGTGGTGTCCAGATTATACGGATGCTTGCTCAACTAGCCCCTTACGTTGACCCAAAGACAGGAGAGATTGATTGGACGCAAGGTTCACGAAAAACCGCAGCGGGCGAAGTAATACCTATGTCAAGATGGGATGTAATGGCAAGATTTGGTGAGAGTAAGGTGCAACCTGGCATTGGTGCATTAAAAATACTCTTAACAGGCAAGACTTATATTGGTGAGGAAGTGGATTTGGCTACACCCGAAGGGTGGGCGATTTTAGTGAAAGAAGGATTAGCCCCTCTTGCGCTAGAGGAACTTGTAGTAGCTTATATAGAGGAAGGGATGGGTGGCGCAGTATTAGCATTAGGCGAGTTTGGAGGGTTGGGTGTGCAGACATATGCAGATAAACCACCAGTTCCTTCAGGTAGACCAACACAGAAAGACGCAAGTCAGAAAGCAAGAGATAGGATGAATAGGTTACAGAAAGTTCCTACAGGTGGTGGCGACGCTGCGAGAAAACGGGCTAAAGCATTGGGTTTGAGGTAGTATTATGAATGAAAGATTCTGGGAATGGTTAAGACAGCAATACGGTGATAAGTTTGTTGAAGGGTGGAAGAGGCAAGTATTTCCCTTCGGTACTGGTGGAATACCCAAAGGGTTAGAACCCGCCTTTGAAAACTGGAGAAGAAATATAGATACTGCTCCAGTAACTATAAACCCTGCGATATATCTAGAAGCAGCGAATATAATCAATGCTAATAAGTTCAGTTCTGGTGAAATAGACGAGGTAAAGTTCACAGAAAACCAGGTAGAAATAAAGAGATTGGCGGGATTTCCAACTATTCCACGAACTGCTCTTTTCTTAACTGAAGCAGAGCCAATGGGTGAGGCGTTAGTCTATGAAGCGAGGGCAATCACCCACCTCGATAGGTTGCTTAAAGGGGGTATGATAAGTGCTGATGATTATGAGGCGCAGATTGAGTCTGTTAGCCAGGTTGCTGCCACAGGAAGGGTGGATGAAACTGCCCCACTTTTCAAAGAAGCACAGAATCTACCATCTCAGGTTCAATGGGAAGCACGGGTAAAAGAAATAGAGAGTAGAGTTCCAGAAACCGCAACACCTGATGAAAGGAGCAGGTTTTTAATCGAGGCACAGCAACGGGTGGGTGCAAGTCGGGCAGAACTAGCACAAGAACAAGGTCTAGTAGAGTTCAAAACAGAACAAGAACGCTTGCGTGGTGCTGAGTTTGAGGATGTAGGGCAACTTGATGCAGATATACCACGAGATTATCAGGGTAAGAAACTTCCGTATGCTTTCCCAGAGGCGATAGCGAGGGGAACAGCACAAGCCAAAGCAGAGGAACGTGGAAGGGGTGAATATATTCCTATAAACGAACTCCCTGGAGCTAGTGGCGACAGGGCACGGAGTTTAATCAAAACCATCGAGGGTATGGGTTTTAGTGTTGGTCCATTATCAAAGATAAGTCTAAGAGAGGCTTCAAACGAAGATAGCCCCTTAGTGGCTCAAGAGTTGGTAAACCTTTCTAATATGTTAGATGGGATTAGGCGAAAGAAGAGGATACAAGAATCTGAGCTTTTATCTAAAGAATTACCTGAAGGGTTCAAGCGGTTTCAAAGATTTCGTGGTGGGCTTGTAGACCCAGACCAGAACCAGTTTGAGGGATTTACTCAGTTCGTAGAAAAAGACCCTGCTTTAAAAGAACAACTAACTCGGATTCAAACACAGAGGCAGACACGTTTCCCTCAACTAAGTAGTGCCTTTCAACAAGCACCTTTTGAGGAACGCAGAAAGGGTTTCAGTAAGTTCATCACATCTACTCCTGAACTGAGAAGTCAACTTGAGAAAAGAACTCGCCCGCAAAGAACCAGACAGACGAGTTTCAGACCGTTCAGAGGGCGATAATATCTTTGTGTTATAATATATGTAGCAGGTCGGTGCTCTATACTCTTGTGGGGGTTGGTGGAATTGAACCGTCAATCCCCCACTTTGAACTTTAATAATTCAATACGGCTGTAACACTAAAAGGTGTAACAGAAGGGGGTCTTGCTACTGCTATTGTATGGCATTTTGCCAGCAGAGTCGTACCCCCTTCTCTGTATTTAGAGGGCAAGACCCCCGATATAAAAAGGAGGAAAGATGGAAGAAATAACAGGGGAAAACGAAACTGTAATAGTTGAAGAAACCCCAACTGAGCCTGATGCGCTCCAGAAGAAAGTTGACGAACTCACCGCTACCAACAAAGACCTGTTGGATAAGGTTGACAAGGCAACTGAATCAATGAAAGGTCATCAACGGTTAGCTGAAGAGAGAAAGCTAAAACTACAGAAAGCGGAAATTAGTCAGTCCAAGATAGACACTTTAGAGAAACAGATGAAGGTTCTAATCAGGATGAACGCTGACTTGGTAGACAGGGGTGACGATGAAATCGAAACCCCAAAACGGAGACGGTCTGAAGAATATCTACGGGAACTGAAAACTGAAGTTGAAAAACCGATGTCGCAAGACCCACCAGAAGTCCAGAAAGCATTGCAACTGGCAGAGGAATCAGGGTTGGACTTTGATGGTTCACCTGAACTAGCCCATGCTTACAGGTTATTTGCACAAGGGAAATATGGCGAGGGTTTAATCGCAACTCAAGTAGCAGTAGGAGATAGGACAAAGACGGTTGAACAAAAAGAAGAATCCAAAGAGAAAGTTTACACTGAGGAAGAAGAGGAAGAAATCGCCCGAAGGGTTTGGGAAAGAAAGGGCGGTAACAAAACATCTATGAGCAAGGCAACAGGCGGTTCTATGACAAGGGAACAAGCCTTTGCCAAAGCTGCCGCAGGTGAATTGTCTTTTGATGAACAAAGGAAACTAGGTTTAATCTAACAAGGAGGTAAATAATGGGAGATATACAGGCTGCAACTACTGGAAATCTGGCAAATGCCCAGAACGTAATGATAACCCAGTGTGTCTACACTGCCGAACATTCCGACCCAGTGAGTTCACTGGTCACTAACTTCTCTTTACCCAAAGGTCACAAAACACTCACATACCCCAAGGTAGGGCAGATGACGGCTAGCAATCTTACTGATGGTGAGGACATCATAGACCAGGAGAATATCGGGCTTACTTCAGTAGACCTTACCACGTCTGAAGTCGGTCTGAAAGTTATCCTGACTGATAAGTTGGTTCGCCAGTTTAACGAGGATACATTTAAGGTAATCGGCAGGCAAATGGGTGATGCCATGAGCCGAAAACTGGACAGGGACTTAATCGCACTTTTCTCCGCACTTAACGGAGGTACTACATGGGGTGTTGATAATCTAGTCCTGTCAATCGCACACGCTGCGGGAATCTCAGGTCGTGCCAGGGCAAACAAGTGGCCTCGACCAATCTACGCAGTTCACCATCCGAACGCAATGGGCGCACTCGCTAAAGCTACTATGGCTGTGGGTGCAACTTACTATGCTGGTATCTTGGACACTATTTCCAAGGAAATCTTCGCTAACTTCTGGAGATACAGTATAGATGGCATCAAGTGGTTTGAGGACGGTAACATTGATAAGGTAGCAGGTCAGGATAGTGGATACGGAGCAGCGTTCTCTAAGGACGCTTTGGCTTGCATCAAATCACTCGCCCCGACTACAGAGAGAGAGCGTGACGCTTCGTTAAGGGCAACAGAAGTCGTAATTGTTTCTGATTACGGTGTCTTTGAACTTGACGATGGCTACGGCGCACCCTTACTTTACGAAATCGGGAATATGGATACTACTTAAAGGAGGATAAATGCTTAAGCTAAGCAGGGAACAACACGCAGTTTTGAAAAGCAGGGGTTACACGATTGAGGAACTGCCAGGGATGGCGGAAGCCGCCAAGATTACACTTTACAAGAAAGACCAAGGGGCGGTTATAGCCATGCCCAATTTACCTGCTGACCCTAATTCACTTAGGCGTTACCTTGACAGGGGTTTTAAGCTGCGCCCCGAAGACTTCGCAGAAAAAGAGACACCTAAATCAGAGGTAACTTCTGTAGCCTGCGACCAGTGCGGCAAAATTTGCAAGAGCGACTTCGGGTTGAAAGCACACCTACGCTCACACAAAAACTAATAAGGAGGTTTAAAATGGGAAGTTTTACTGATACTGTTTACCTTAGCGCCGAAGCTATCCGTACTCCCACAGCTAATAAAATACACCCGTTAGGGACACGTGGCACAGACGGTAGTAATAGGGTTTACCGCTATGCACGCAATGGAGTGGTAGCCCTGGCTGTTGGCTTACCAGTAACTACGGCTGCCTTGTACGAGCAGGCATTGACTACTGCAATGGCAGCGAACATTGGAACGACTGGTGCGATTACCACAACGGCAAGCGACATCTACATTAATACCAGCGACCTGACGGCGGCTGCCAAGGATTACTATGCCGAAGGATACATGGTGGTTCAAAGCGATACTGGCTCAGGCGCAAGTGGTCAGGTTGTTAGGCTGAAGGGTAATCCCCAGATGTCTACCAGTTCCACTGGAATAGGGACTACTGGTGTATTCACCTTTGATGACAATGACAGGCTTACCGTAGACATCGCTTCAGGTGCGGTGGTAACATTCCACGCCAACCCGTACCAGAGCGTCATTGTTGTAGCTGGAGGGGCTTTAACTGCTGGCACGCTTGGTGTCCCGAATGTTGCCGTTTCGACAAACTACTACTTCTGGGCACAGACATGGGGGCCGTGTCCTGTCCTTCAGGACGGCACGTGGTTGCAGGGTGAGACCCTAATCTCATCCACGCAAACTGATGCGGGATTGCAGAAAAGGGCAGTCACTGTGGTTCCAACCACAGCAGACACTACCCTTGACTACATCCTTGAATCAACCGACATTCTGAAGCAAATATCCAGACCTCAAATCGGTTGGGCTATGGGTAGTCCTGGAATTGACAACTACTATGGTCTGGTCTTTCTGACCATATCACCGTAATCAACGATTTCGGGAGAGTCCTTTCGGGGACTCTCCCGACTTGTAATAAAGGGGGTTTATGGATAAAAGAGAACTTATCATACTGGGAATGGGGTCGTCCAGAACCTTATGTCCTTATGACGTAGAAGTCTGGAGTTGCAACGTAGGATACTTGCAGATAGCACAGGCAAACGAAGAAGACCCAAAACTAAATGCCAAACTAAATAAAATCTTCATGTCCCATCCCAACGCACAAAGACCTGACGGGAAAGGACTCCACTACAATTTTGACCAAATGAACCTCATGGTCAAACACGGGATTGAAATCCTTAACATCCATAGATGCAAAGGTTTAAATTCCAGAATGTATCCCCTCAAACGAATCTCCAAGAAATTCAACACCGAATTTTTCTCTAATACTATCTGCTATATGATGGCGTACGCCGTTGACCAAGCCACTACCAGAGAACTCAAATTAAGGTATCCGTTCAAGATTAGAATCTACGGTGTGGATATGATGACCAAGGACGAATACGAACTTGAGAAGGGCGGTATAGAATACTGGATTGGTTACGCACGTGGGTTAGGGATTGAGGTTGAGTTATACGGGGGAGGTGCAGTTCTGCAAACCTGCACGGGTTTACCCTATGGGGTGAAGTTCTTTAAAATGAAAGACGTTGACCCCTGGGGACTACTCAAGTGCGGGAAGATGAAGAAGTGGCAGGAACAGGCAGGTTTCACCGATAAGCAGATGAAGAAACTTGCCGAACATACTGACGCTGAACTGGCTGAGATTACGGACGGGAAGAACGAGACAGCCAAGGATAACCTGTTATTACTTAAGGAAGCCCTTGATAGAAACAATATAAAGTTCTGGCTGTATGGTGATACTTTTCTGGGAGTGTATCGTAATATCATCCCAAGGGGTAAGGATATTGACCTGGTCATTTACTCTGAGGATAAACAAAAACTGATTGACTTGTATGAGAGTGGGGATTCTGGGTTGAGGAAGTTCCGATGTTCTCATGTAAAAGATAAGAATATCCTGTGCTTCGATAAAGATAGTTACCGCATTGATGTCTTTCCATTGGAACTAAAGGGCGGCCAGAGGGTACGGAATGAAGATACTGCTAGTATGGCCTAA